GTATGCTGAAGAGGCCAATTACGATATCCAATGGAGCTTGTTGGTACACTTGGTCAATGCTTATGAGAACTTTAAAAGTGTACGGGGGAAGATTGATTTTACGGATATGATCGAAGAGTTTGTGCGATGTGACTCTCCTTTGGGCATTGATGCATTGTTCGTGGACGAGGCGCAGGATTTATCCACCTTGCAGTGGGACATGATCAACATTCTTCGACAAACCTGTCGCACACAAGTCTTCACTGGCGATGACGACCAAGCCATCATGGGATTCCAAGGGGCGGATGTCCCAGCTTTTCAGAACTGTACCTCAAACAAGCAAGTTCTAACGCAGTCGTTCCGTGTTCCGCAAAAGCCATACGAGATCGCCAATGATATTGTGAACCGCATTAGAGGTCGAGCTCAAAAGGCATGGTATCCCACAGAGAATCTTGGTTCTGTGCATTGGCACAATCGTCTCGAAGAGGTTCCGTTGGAGGAGGGGGAGTGGTGCTTATTGGCGCGTACAAACAGGATTGTAAGCCAGTGTGCGAAAAAGTTGCGCGAAGAGGGGTGGGTGTACAGTCGGTTTGGACATCCTAGTATACCCCCAAAAGCATACGATGCTATTCTTGCATGGGAAGATTGGATGAAGGGAGCATCTCTGGATGCTCCTGAAATTAAAAACATCTATACTTACATGGACGCTAATGTTGGCTACCTGAAAGGTTATGGGCCGAGATCCAGGACTTTTCTAAACAGGGAAAAAGGTGTTTTATTTTCGATGGACCAGGCTCGTTCTGAACTTGGTCTATGTGCTATGGAAGGGAGATGGCACGAAGTACTTGGGAAAATTGATAAGGAGACTAAGTACTATATCCTCAACGCTTTGAAACGTGGTGATAACGTAAAGAAGCCGCGCATAAAAGTGAGTACCATCCATGGCATGAAAGGTGGGGAATGCGACAACATCATAGTGATTCCAGATCTATCCCCGGCGGCGTATCGGGAATATCGGAAGAACCCAGAGACAGAGCATCGAGTGTTCTACGTGGCAGTAACAAGGACCAAGAAAACTCTCCATTTGTTAAGCCCTATGGACACCAAGGGGAGATTCTACGAGATATGACACCAGATGCCCTTCTTACCAGAGCCGCATCCTTGGTCAGTGGCGAAAGAGCCAGACAGCATGGGGATTACACACAACTACACTCACGGATTGCGGAACTCTGGTCTGCTTATCTCAAGGTTCCTGTGTCGGATGCCCAAGTTGCTTTCTGCATGGTGTTGCTCAAGGTAGCCAGGGACGAGGTCGGGGAATTTAACCAGGATGACGGCGAAGATGCTACAGCGTACACGGCGCTATGGGCCGCGCTATCCCATAACAAAGAGCAGAAGTAATGCGCGACGATCTCTTTGAAGAGTCCACCTGGACCCCTACGGAAACGCTTCCTGATTTATCTTCCGAGAAGGTCATAGCCATAGATGTGGAAACACGGGATCCAAACCTAAAGACCTTGGGTCCGGGCTGGCCTCGGAAAGACGGAAAACTTATCGGGATCGCTGTAGCGACAGATGACTGGCGCGCTTATCTTCCTATCGCCCACTGGGGTCCAGGCAACATGTCCAAGAAACTTGTGTGCCGCTGGTTGCAGGACCAACTGGACCATGGGATGTCTGTTGTTTTCCACAACGCCCAGTACGATCTCGGATGGCTTCTGACAGAAGGAATTGAAATAAAAGGCCAGATACTGGATACCATGGTCGCAGCGCCGTTGCTTGATGAGAACCGTTTTAGTTACGCTTTGAATGCCTTGGGCGCCACGTATCTCGGAGAGCGGAAAGCCGAGGATGACCTCAGACGTGCGGCGGCGCAGCATGGAGTAGACGCCAAGTCGGAAATGTGGAAGCTTCCGCCGGCGAGGGTTGCCCTGTACGCGGAGACAGATGCCCGGTTAACCTTGCAGTTATGGCACGTTCTGCGCAGGGAACTGGAAAAGGAAAAGTGCCTCCCCATTCTGGATCTGGAACTATCACTACTACCGTTAGTGTTTGAGATGCGCCGGCGTGGGGTACGTGTTGATCTTGAGAAAGCTACCCAGACCAAGAAGATTCTTGAGGCTAAAGAAAAGAAACTGTTAAAGGAGGTGAAGGATGAGACTGGCGTGGACCTTGAACCGTGGAACGCGACTAGTCTTTCCTCTGTATTTAAAAAGCTTGGCTTGTCTTGGGAGGAAACAAAAGTTTCAAAAGCTCCCAGCTTCACCAAAGAGTTCCTACGTTCCCATAGACACCCAATCGCCCAGAAGGTACTGGAAATTCGGGAATACAATAAAGCAAACACGACGTTCGTGGATACAATTCTTCATCATCAGCACAATGGCCGTATCCACTGTGAGTTTAACCAGTTGCGCTCGGATGACGGCGGGACTGTGTCTGGACGATTTTCCTCTAGTCATCCTAATTTGCAGCAAGTACCCGCTCGACATCCTGAAATTAAACAACTCATCAGAGGACTCTTCCTACCAGAAGAAGGATGTAGATGGGGCAGTTTTGATTACAGCGCCCAGGAACCACGATGGCTGATGCATTATGCATCTCTCACTCCTGCTACAAAAGATAACGTAAAAGTCCAAGAGATTGTGGATCTGTACCAAAAAGACGATCTTGACTTCCACCAAATGGTTGCGGACTTGGCAGGGTTAGAGAGGTTCCGGGCGAAGACAATTAACTTAGGAATTATGTATGGAATGGGGTTGGCGAAGTTGGCTGACATGCTTGGGAAAATCAGCATCGAAGAAGCCAGAGAGATCAGAAATGAGTATGACGAGAGGGTTCCTTTCATACGAACCTTGGCGTCTGAGGTCATGAGACGCGCTTCCAGTCGTAAAGAACTCCGTACCTTAATGGGGCGTAAGTGCCGGTTCCCTATGAGAGACAAGGGGTTCCGTGCAAAAATAAGCCCTATACATGTAGACAAACTCGAAGAGAACTGGCGCGATATACTGGCAACCCCTGAAGAGGAACGGGAAAAGAACTGGAGGGACAGTGATCCCCGTAGATTTCAGGTCGCGTTCACCTTTAAGGCTCTCAATCGTTTAATTCAGGCATCCAGCGCGGATCAGACGAAACAGGCGATGAAGGATTGTATTGCCGAGGGCCATTGGCCAATGCTCACGGTCCATGACGAGCTCTGCTTTTCCATTGAGGACGACGCTCAGATCGAAAAGATCAAAGCGTTAATGGAAAACTGTGTGCCGGACATGAAGATTCCCTCACGGGTGGACGTAGGAATCGGGGAGAACTGGGGGGATGCGAAGTAGCTAGTTTGATCCCGTGTTGGTGCTCATTTTTTATCTTTATCTTTTTTTGCCGGACAGGGATCGGTCCAGATGTAGCAAAGGTAGTTGCTCTCAAGCACCTTGTACACCGTTTCTATTGGTATGCTCCAGGCCATGTGAGCGACAGGCCCGGAGAACCCCGCATTTGAGACGGCAGAGGGGACTCCAACCAATTCGTAGGAATTACTAGTATCACTCCAGCGGAACAGTGCGCCGCCAGAATTTCCAAAAATTATTGGGGCAGTTGTAAGGACATAGCGATTCCCTTTCCACAACCCGTCGTTAAATCCTACGGTTCCATCGGTGGAAAAGGGCGGAAATCCAAGCCCCGCCCCCACGGCGTATACCTTTTCAAATTGATGGAGTCTGTCTTCGATAGGCATCAGATTTGCCACGTCCTCAACAAACCGTTCGGTGTCAATAAGGCGGACCACAGCAAGATCGGTGTTGGCGTCGTAAGCGATAATTTCAGCCCGACGACCTGTCTTTCCGACCATGATCGAATAATCATTATATTCAAACCAAAACGCCTCAACCAAGTCCCTCGTTTCTTTTTTTATCTCTTTCTTGGCTCGGGGGTCCCACTCTTCTTTGATATGGATCGACCGCTTAACAACGTGATGGTTGGTTAGAATCAGAGTGTGGACTTCCTTTTTACCATCAACATCGACCTTACCACTAAAAATAACGGTGCCAGAGCCTGTGCCAGTACCAGCCGACAATAGGACAGTCGTATAGAGTTCTTTTT